CAGTTCAAGAACGGCATGATGGGTACTGGCGTACTTGGTTTCGACGAAATCAATATGTCGCAGTCCATCAAGCAGTTCACCACTGGTTCGCGTACTGCAACTGGCGGCACGACTTCGGCGGCTATCACGTCGGAAGGCGCAACCACTGTCGCCATCACTGGCGCTGGCGCGGCTGCTACGGTTAAGGCTGGTGACGTGTTCACTGTAGCTGACTGCTATGCAGTTAACCCACAGACCCGTGAAAGCACAGGTTCGTTGTTCCAGTTCGTTGCTCTTGCTGATGTCACGCTCAGCGGCGCAGGCGCTGGTAACATCACTGTTGCACCGATCTATTCGGCTGCTCACGCACTTGCCACTGTCAACGTCCTGCCTGCCAACGCTAAGGCTGTTGTGTTCGTTGGTGCGGCTTCTTCGCAATACGCGCAGAACCTCATCTACCACAAGGACGCAATCACCTTCGCAACCGCCGACCTTCTGCTCCCACAGGGCGTAGATATGGCTTCGCGTCAGGTACACAACGGCATCTCGCTTCGCGTTGTTCGTCAGTACGACATCAACAACGACCGTATGCCTTGCCGTATTGACGTTCTGTATGGCTACAGCACGATCCGTCCGCAGATGGCTGTCCGGATGTGGGGTTAATCTAACACGGTCCCCGGTCCGCCGGGGGCCACATTTTTTTTGAAGGATTTTTACTATGCCTACTTTACCTAATGGCGCTGGTGGCTATCAGCTTGGTGATGGTAATCTCACCGAAGTTAACCTGACAACGTCGCCTATCGCTACTGCATACACCGCAGCAGCTACTCTAACTGCTGCCGATTTGGGCGGTGGTCTGGTTGTCTACACTTCTTCAAGTGCAGCAGACCTTACACTTCCTGCCGTCAGCGTTGTTAACGCAACCATCAGCAGCGCAAAAACTAACTCAGCGTTTGACGTTGCTTTGGTTGCTACCAGCACTGGCGTACCTACTCTCGTAGTCGGCACAGGCTGGACGCTGGTTGGATCAGGCGCAGGCGTTGCTTCTAAGAGCGTATTGTTCCGCGCTGTTAAAACTGGCGACCTTACGTACAACCTGTACCGCATCGCTGGCTAATAGGCTTGCCCCGGCTACGGTCGGGGCATCCTTTTCAGGAGAAAATCAATGGCTAACAATAAATCTATTGGCGTTGCTTTCCTCGATCAAGATATTATTGGCGCACAATATCTCTTGAGCGATGAGCAAATCGGCTACACCGCCGCAGCACAAGGCACGGTTACGCAAGCTACCAGCAAGTCAACCGCAGTCACGCTGAACAAGCCGGCTGGCGTGATCACGATGAACAACGCGTCGTTGGCTACTGCCACTAACGCTACGTTCACGTTGAACAACAGCTTCATTTCTGCAAATGATACTGTTATTCTTACTATCTCTGGCGGTCAAGCTACCCCCGGATCATACAACGTGTTTGCAAACGGTTTGGCCGCTGGCTCTGTCAGCATCAGCCTGCGCAACATTTCTGGCGGTTCGCTGTCAGAAGCAGTAGTGATTAACTTTGCGGTTATTCACTGCGCTTAACTAATTTGGGCGGCTTTCGGGCCGTCCATTTTTAAAGGTTTTTTATGGCTGCTATCTATCTTGTTCACGAAGTCCACGGCGCAAAAGTCGCTATTTCAGAAGAAGAAGCGATTTCTGATGAATATTTTGGTTGGGAACGCTATAATCCTAACGCGCCTGTAGAGGCGCCAGTAAACGAAATGCCGGCAGCCAAAGGCCGCCGCCGCACAACGCAGGAAGACTAACCAATGGATACGGCTGGGGACATAATCAACGGATCGCTTAGGCTGCTAGGCGTTCTGGCAGAAGGCGAAGTTCCATCGGCTGAGACATCGCAAGACGCACTGCGCGCCATGAACCAGATGATTGATAGCTGGAACACAGAGCGCCTGTCCGTCTTCTCGACGCAAGACCAGATATTCACATGGCCCGCAGGCCAGCTATCGCGCACGCTTGGCCCTAGCGGCGACTTTGTCGGCAACCGTCCAGTGTTGCTCGACGACGCGACATATTTCAAAGACCCCGGCACCGGCGTCAGCTACGGCATTAAATTCATCAACCAGCAGCAGTATGACGGTATCGCGGTCAAGACCGTCACATCGACATACCCGCAAGTCATCTTTGTCAACATGACGTTCCCTGACATTGAAATGTACATCTATCCGCGCCCGACGCGCGAACTGGAATGGCATTTTATTTCGGTTGAAGAACTGACCCAGCCTGCAACGCTGGCAACAGTACTGCATTTCCCGCCCGGCTATCTGCGTGCGTTCCGTTATAACTTGGCGTGCGAAATGGCGCCTGAGTTTGGCGTCGAGCCTTCGTCGCAAGTGCGCCGTCTGGCGATGTCGTCGAAGCGTAACATCAAGCGCATCAACAACCCTGATGACATCATGTCGATGCCATACAGCCTTGTAGCTACACGCCAGCGGTTTAACGTCTACGCAGGAAACTACTAATGAAGACGCCGATCCTTGGGTCGGCGTATGTCGCTAGAAGCGTCAACGCCGCCGACAACCGCATGGTCAACCTGTTTCCTGAGATTGTCCCTGAAGGCGGCAAGGAACCAGCGTTCCTTCAGCGCGCGCCGGGGCTGACTACCCTAGCGACTGTTGGCATCGGTCCTATCCGCGGGCTGTGGACGTATGGCGACTACGGCTATGCTGTGTCTGGCCCCACGCTGTATCAGATTGACAGCAACTGGAACGCAGTAGCCAAAGGCACTGTGGGCGGCTCTGGCCCTGTCAGCATGGCTGACAACGGCACGCAGCTATTCATTGCGGCTAACCCGCAAGGCTACATCTACAACGCCAGCACTGACGTGTTCCAGCAGATCACCGATCCTGACTTCCCCGGCGCTGGCACGGTCGGCTACATCGACGGCTATTTCACGTTCAACGAACCCGGCACACAGAAAATCTGGGTTACGCAGCTACTGGACGGAACCAGCGTTGACCCACTGGAGTTCTCCAGTGCCGAAGGCAATCCAGACAATGTGATTGCAGTCTTTGTGGATCACCGCGAAGTCTGGGTGTTTGGTTCCAACTCGACTGAAGTTTGGTACGACGCAGGGCTGCTCGACTTTCCGCTGGCCCGTATCCAAGGTGCGTTCAACGAACTAGGCTGTGCAGCGCCGTACAGCATCGCCAAGATGGACAACCAAGTCTATTGGCTAGGCAAGGACGCGCGCGGCCAAGGCATCGTCTACAGGGCCGCTGGCTACATCGGTCAGCGCGTGTCTACGCACGCTATCGAATGGCAGATGCAAGAGTATGCCGACATCTCAGACGCGACCGGCTACACGTATCAGCAAGACGGCCACAGCTTCTACGTCCTGAACTTCCCCAGCGCCGACACCACATGGGTCTACGATGTCGCTACCGGCGCATGGCATGAGCGGGCGTCGTTTGCCAACGGCGACTTTAACCGCCATCGCGCCAGCAGTCAAATGTTCTTCAACGCCACTACGGTTGTCGGTGACTATGAAAACGGCAAGATTTATGAGTTTGACCTGAACGTGTACGCTGACGATGGCGCACCGCAGAAATGGTTACGGTCGTGGCGCGCGCTGCCGACCGGCGCTAACAACCTCGCGCGTACTATCCAGCACTCCATGCAGCTTGACTGCGAGACAGGCGTGGGCCTGAACACCGGCCAAGGCAGCAACCCGCAAGCCATGCTCCGCTGGTCGGACGATGGCGGCCATACATGGTCCAGCGAACACTGGAAGTCGATGGGACAGATTGGCCGGTCTGGCTATCGTACCATCTGGCGCCGCCTTGGCGCGACGATGAAAATACGTGACCGCGTCTACGAAGTGTCAGGCACCGACCCTGTACGGATTTACATCATGGGTGCTGAATTGCTGCTCAGTGGGACAAGCGCCTAATGGCGCTGCCGCCGATCAATCCTACTCAGCTAACGCCGCCGCGCGTGGCTCTGATCGACCCACGGTCAGGCGCGATTAGTCGTGAGTGGTATCGGTTCTTCCTGTCGCTGCTGACAGCTACGCAGACCAACCAAAGCGAAGTCGAGGTAGCGCCCGACACGTCGTCGCTGTTGGCGACCTACGACGCGCTGTTGGAGACGCTGGCGCAGACCACAGAGACGCAGCCTGACGGCGCGTCCGCGTCTGACTTGGCTGTGGTGCAGAGCAGCCTTCAGGCGCTGGCCCTGTCACCACCGCCACTAGATGAGATAGCCATACGGGCGCTGATACCCGCGTTGACCGGCCCTGTCACTAAGACGGCTGACTTCACGGTCGCGTATAACGAGACATGGATCATCAACAACAAGTCTGGATCGACTTGCGTTGTCACGCTGCCAGCCGCTGCGACCAACGTCGGGCGCTATCTTACGTTCCAAAACAACCAAGACCAGAACCTTGACTCTGCGTCCAGTAACGTCGTACCGCAGGGTGGTGGCGCAGCCGGAACGTCGATTTTGCTTAACGTGTCTGGAAATTGGGCTACCCTAGTGTCAAACGGCACAAATTGGGTTATTATGCAAGCCGCTTCGTTTAACACTTTGCTGTATTAAGGAACCAGATATGGCCGTAACCATTAGTAACATCATCCCTGCCAAGACGGCGGAGAACGCGCAAACGACACAGTATACGTCGAATGGCGTGCAGACGATCATCGACAAGTTTACCGCGACTAATTACAGCGTGTCGGCTGCGACGATCAGCGTCAACCTTGTGACGGCTGCGGGCAGCGCCGGCAACGACAACTTGATTGTCAAGACCAAAACGCTTCAGCCATCAGAGACGTATACGTTTCCTGAACTGGTAGGCCATGTGCTACCTAACAATGGCTTCATCAGCACAATCGCTGGCACGGCGTCGGCCATCAACATTCGCGCGTCAGGCCGTCTGGTTAGCTAATGTCCGTAACAGTTCGCCCCGCTACCGTTGATGATATGCCAAGCTACATGGACTTGGCGGCGGCGTTTGTTGCGACAACACCTATTAGCCACATAGTCCCGTTCGACCGCGAAGGCACCGCGGCGTTCGTCGAAGGCGCGCTATATAACGATAATATGGCTGTGTTGGTGGCTGAAGACGCAGGCGAACTAATAGGTATTACCGCTGCGATTGCATACCCCATGTATTTTAACCCTGCAAAGCTAGTAGCGCAGGAGTTATGGTGGTATATTAAACCAGAAGCACGGGGTGGAGTAGCATCAAAATTGCTATTCCAAGAAATAGAAAAATGGGGTAAGGGTAAGCAGGCAGAAGCTATGTTTATGGTTGCGCTAGACAACGACCGCGTTGAGACTATGGTGAAAATGTACGGGCGTTTAGGGTATGCACCCACAGAGCGTGTGTTCGTAAAGGGATTAAACTAATGGCAATTACCACAGGCATGGCAATAGCCGCCGGCGTATCCGCCGCCGCTTCATTAGCGGGCGGCGCGATGGCAAGCAGCGCGGCTAAAAAAGCAGCTAAAACGCAAGAGCAGGCCGCGCGCGACGCAACCGCAGCGCAGGAGCGCATGTTCCAGCGGCAGACGGAACTGCAAGAGCCGTTTCGCCAAGGTGGTTTAACAGCACAGCAAGAGATTATGCAGTTGCTGGGCATCGGCGGCGACAAGACCGCCGCTGGCTACGGCAGCATGGCAAAAGCCTTTGGCACCGATCAATTCCAGCAAGACCCCGGCTATGCTTTCCGCCAAGCGGAAGGCATGAAGGCGCTAGAGCGGTCGGCAGCCGCGCGCGGCAATCTGCTGTCCGGCTCCACCTTGAAAGGTGTGCAGCGTTTCGGCCAAGACTTAGCCAGCCAAGAATATCAGAACGCGTTTAACCGCTATCAGGTTGAGCGGTCGGCGCGTCTTAACCCGCTGCAATCGCTGATGGGTTCAGGTCAGTCGGCGACCAACGTGCTTACAGGCGCTGCTGGACAGATGGGCCAGAACGAAGCATCGAACATCTATAACGCAGGGCAAGCCCGTGCGTCCGGCTACATTGGATCGGCTAATGCGCTGAACCAAGCCCTTGGTCAGGTCGGCAGCCTAGCGTCTTACTTACCTGAGCAAAACGCAATGATTGGCTATTATAGCCGCAGACCAGCGGACGGCACCGGCACTGGCCCCGGCGGTAATTTTGAACCGGGCTTTGGCGTCCGTAAGCCAAAAACAGCGTGGGGATATTAAGACATGGCAAACCAGATGATAGCCCTTCAAGCGCGCAACCCGCAGCTTCCCGATCCTGCACAGCGCACGGCGCGAATGGCGAACATGATGAACATGGCGCGGCAGGCAGAGGCGGCGCAACTTCAAGGTGAGCGTTTGCGTCAGGAAATGGCTTACGCACAAGCCGGCGAAACACGAGCGGCACAAACGCATACGTCGGCGCAGAAAAAAGCAGAGTTAGAGTATGTAGGTTTGGTGGCGAAACAATTTGAGCAAGACGTAGCAAAATTAGCGGACGGTAACATCGCGGGCGCTGAAGCCTTGCGCGCGGATATTATAGCTAAAATTCCTTCTTGGGATAAATTTATATCTCCTGCGTCTGAATGGACACCTGAATATAAAGCGCGGCTAACGTTAAAAGCCAAGGAAATATATGATAAGGTATTCCCCGACGTTGTAGCTAGCAAGGAATACGCCGCCGCAGGTGGCAGAGACGCTCAAGGAAATCCGATACCAGAAGGTACCGTTATAGAGACGCGTATCGGCGGCTTCACTGGCGCTGCGGGGTCAACTCCATTAAAAGCACGTAGCGACGCTACCCCAGCGCCCCGCGCAACGCCGACGGCAGCGCCAACAGCCGAACCGGCCAACCCTTTTGCGCCCGGCTACGAACCAAATAGCGCCGCCGCCAATCCAAATTCGCTTGGGCTGGTCATAGACTCCGCGTTGGAAACCGGCGTCATGTCCAAATCCGATTACGATAAACTCCTTTCGATTGCACCTCCCGAAAGCCGCGCCAAGATTGCAGCGTGGGTGCAGCAAAACAATGTCCAAATAATGTCTGATATGTCTGGCGTAACAGACAATCAAATGCGTGGCGAACCAGCGGCTGATTTTCAGACTACGCCTATGGCGTATGACGGACAAACACCTCAGTCGCAGTTTGCTGTTTACCGCGGTGAGCCGATGCAGTCGCAGACCGCTGGCTTGCGCGGCGCGCCACCTATGGAACAGACGCTGGCGCAATACATACCTGTTCAACGGCGCGACCCTAACGTGCCGCTGCCGCCCGGCTCGTCACAAGTGCCTTTGTCGCGCCTCGGCGCAGAAGCGAAAGTGCAGCGTGAGTCACCCGCAGAAGCCGCGGCTAAAACCCGCGCAACTAAAACTGTAGAGATGGAAATGGCGCCAGAGATTGCGAAGGCGACTAAGTCAGCAGAGCGCGCTATCGAATTAAAGTCAGAAGCAACAAAAGCAAAATACACTACGGAGTCATTGCTCAACGATCTAGCCGACCGCATCAACACTGTAGATCGGCTGTTGCGTAACCGCAACCGTTTCTCAATTGTCGGTCCGATTGAAGGTAACCTGCCTAGGCTTATGCAGTTCGGCCCCCGCGCTGACGCACAGGCTGCTTTTGATAAGATCAAAAACACCGCTACACTTACGTCGTTGATTGATATGCGTAAGTCTACTGAAACTGGCGCATCGCCGGTCGGCACTAACCCGACCGATAAGGACGCCAAAATCGTAGAGCAAGCGGCCAGCGAGTTAATTCAGACAGGCGAACCATCTAAGTTTGATGCTAACCTATTAGATATTCGTCGGAAACTGTACCGCACATTTGTAAGCGCCCAGCACGAACATGATGGTGTGTACGCTGATGTGCTGAAAGATAACCCGAAGCTGCGGTTAGTAGTGCCGAAGGTTTCTGACCGCTACTTAAGTTCTAAAGACTTACCCAAGCAAAAAACGACGGTCAAGACGCCGACCAGCAGGCTTTCAGCGGAAACCCGCGCAAAATATGGACTATAAAACATGGCGACTATAGCGCAATTAGAAGCCGCTTTGATGAAAGCCGATGCCGCTGGCGATGACGCGGCGGCGCGTGAAATTGCGGCGGAGATTAAACGTACTCGCGTTAAGGAGACGCCTAAACAACGCTACGCAAGGCAGCAGGCGAAACAACGTGCGGACGAGAAGAGCGCGCTGCGCGCCACTGGCAGTAAGATTGCGTCTGCCGTATCTGGGTTTGAGCGCGGGCTAAGACCGATTGCTGAAAAGCTATCGTACCTTAACCCCTTAGAGTACATTCCAGTAGGTGAATCCGACAAAACCAAAAGACGGTCGGCGACCTACGCCGCAGAGCGGCAGCAGGCTAACCCCATGACCTTTGCTGGCGGCAAACTCGGCGGCGAAATTGTAGGGACACTTCCGCTCACGATGGGCGGCGGTGCAATTATTCAAGGTGGTGGCCGGCTGCTTACCAAAGTCGCGCCACGTCTAGGCCCCGTAATAGAAAAAACTGGTCGCGCGATTACATCTGGCGGCACGCGGGTAGCTAAACCAACAAAGGCCGCCGTAAAAGAAGGCAAGATTATAGCTAAATCGCGCAAGGCGCGTGTTGCACTTCGTGCTACTGGCGGCTCTGTTTCAAGCCTTATAGCTGCTGCCGCTACCGATCAAGATTTGACGGACGCCGCATTGGCCGGTGCCACCGTGCCTGTCCTTGGGCATATCCTCAAGTTTGGCGCGGGTAAAACATATGATATTCTAGCTGGCCGCGCTGGGCCAGTGGAAGCCGCTCGAATTTTGCGTGAAGTCATAAGTGACAACGCAACTCAAATTGAGAAGGCGCTGCGAAATTCGCCAAAGAAAATTAAAGCCAGCACGGCTGAGTTTCTGGCGTCGCGGGGGTTGCTCACGCCTGATTTGGCCGCGGCTACCCAGATTGCAAGCGGAAGCACCGAAAGCGGTGCCCTTCTCCGTGTAGCGCAACAGCGCGCCGCGAGGCAAAACCGTATGCGTAATTTTATCAGCGGCGGCAAAACCCAAACGGAAGCTGTAGGTAACATCGCCGCGACTAAGGGAGCGTTGCAGGCTGCGACAGGACCGAAACGCGAAGCAAACCTTCAGGCTGCAAACGCGGGCTTACCGCCTTTGGATATTTCAACGGTGGTATCTAAGCTGCGCGCCGAAGCTGACAAAGCTGAATTTGTCAGCCCAGATCGCTTTAAGATACTATCGCAGTTTGCGGACAACCTAGAAAGTCGCGCAGCTAAAATGGGCGGCGTCATCGACGCGGAAGGTCTTTACCTAGCACGCCGCGAAATGGGTAGCTTTGTAAGCAGCATTTTGAATACGTCTGACCCTAAAGCGTTGCGGCAGGGTACGTCACAACTTATCGCAGCCGCGCAACAGCCGATTGATGACGCTATTGAGGCGGCTGGCGGCGCGGGGTGGAAAGCGTATTTAGCAGAGTTCTCTGAAGGAATGAAGGCGATTGAGCGCCAACAGCTTCAGCGTGAACTTGCCAAGCTACCTGAAGCACGATTTGCCAAGGTAATGAAAGGGGAAGACCCTGACTTTGTTGAAAACATTTTAGGCCCCGGTCGGTACGACATCAACGCGGAATTGCAAGGACCCGTACTCACTACAGCTAAAAATCTGGGCCGCGATATTGAAGCGCAACGTGCGGTAGCGCAAACAGGGCTTGAAGACTTATCGCAATCGCAGCGTCTTTTGTTTAAGCAAGGCGCTACGACTAATGTCGGCGGTATGTTGGAGCCGCCCGTGTCAAATATATTCACGGCGGGCGCCCGTATAGCGGGGGGACTGCCGCACGTTTACGGCGGCGGCATAGCGGCTCAAGAGTTTGGCGTTCGGGCGGCGCAAAAAGCGTCGGAGAACACGATGCGTAACTTAGTCCCTGCGTTGGCGTCGCCGCGCCAAGCGGGCGAGTTGCTACGGGTGCAACCAGCCGAAGACTATATCAGCAAGTTTCTGTACGGAAAGCAAAGCGCACCACCATTGGTCGCCGCGCCCCGTCAGATACAGCCGCCTGCCGCTCAAGACCCAGACTTGCTTTATGCCGTGCCCCCGCAAAGCCTACGCGCCCAGCAGGCGGCGGCTAACCGAAATGCTCTGACACCGGCTCAACAGGCTATAATAAACCAAAACAATATGGGCCAAGCCAGACAGCAAGCCGTGGTTCAGACAGGTGTGGCAGGCATCACGCCGCAGACGATGGGCGAAGAGTTTGGGTTCCCTGACTTCGATCCTGAAACTGGCCAACCGCTGGTGAACATAGATTTTTCCGAAGGCTACGCCGTGCCGATATATGGTGACATACCTGAAAATAAACGGTTTAAAAACCTTAACGCCATGAGACGCTAACAATGACAACTATCGACCAAACTGAAGCCCGGCTCAACACACATGAGGAAATCTGCGCGTTGCGTTATGATGGTATTTGCGCTCGGTTGAAGCGCCTTGAAAATGTCGGCATGTCTGTGGCTGGCACAATCATTGTGTTGCTGATCGGCATTTTAATGAAGATGAACGCATGAGCAATCCTCGCTGGTTCGACATCGCAGAACAATCTGTGGGCTTGCGCGAGGTTGTCGGGCCTAAGCACAATAAGGTAATCCTCGGTTGGCTTGAAAAACTGCGCGCTTGGTGGCGCAATGATGAAACGCCTTGGTGCGGAGTATTCGTGGCGCATTGTATGCAAGAAGCGGGTTTGCCTTTTCCGAAGTTTTACATGCGCGCAAAAGCATGGTCTAACTATGGTGTGCTTTTGCGCCGTGATCGTTTAGCGCCCGGTGCAATCCTTGTGTTCGACCGCGCTGGTGGCGGTCATGTAGGGTTCTACGTCGGCGAGGACGCAGGGCATTATTTTGTCCTTGGAGGAAACCAAGGCAATGCCGTTAGCGTAATGAAACTCGGAAAGTCTCGGCTTGTTGCATCGCGCTGGCCTAAAGGTGAGCCTGTCATTGGCAAGCCCGTTTATATGAATGGCGGATCTGTTTCCGTCAATGAAGCATAAGGAGAAGTAATATGAACTTTGTATCTTGGTTACTAAACCGTTTGAAAGAGCCTAGCACATACGCAGGCTTCGCCGGTTTGGCGCTGGCATTTGGTTTGTCTGACGCTGAATGGACTGCTATCTCGGCAGTCGTGGCTGCTCTGGCTGGCGTTGCCGCCGTGTTCTTGGCAGAGAAGCCAGCCGCATAATGAAGTTCCTGACGGCCTTACTGGGTGTCCTAAACAAATTGTTGGGATTTTGGGTAGAGCATCGTTGGAAGCGGCAGGGCCGTCAGGAAACTATCAAGGAAATGAATGAAGCAATCAATGACCAAATTGCATTGGGCGAAGCTGCCATTGTCATTCCTGACGCTGACCGCGATGAGCGGTTGCGCGACCGTTTCGACCGTTCCCGTCAATAGCTATTGTGCTATTGCGAAACCCATCAGTTACGATGTAACAAAAGATACATCAGAAACTGTCAGGGAAATAGAAGCACATAACAGCGTCTTTGTCTGTCTGTGTGAGGATGATTGCCCGAAAGGCAAGTAAATGCCATCGACTATATCAATAGACGAAAATCTGTACAGATATTGTACGCCTCGTCAGCGTGAAATCTTAGAAGCCATAGAACGTCTTGGTAGTGCTAGGGCCGCGTCCGTTGAACTAGGCATGAACGTCGGCGGCGCAAGCGAAACCTATCTGGCTGTAAAGCGCAAGGCTGCAAAATTCGGCTATGCGCCAGAGCATGACTTCACTCGGCCAGTGCCAGAAGGCTTTGTCGCCAAGGGTGTATCGACCTACTACAACTCTGAAGGTAAACCATCGGGTCAATGGGTAAAGGCGTCTCTCAGCCATCAGGCGCTCGTGGACGCCATGCGCGAGACAATCGCTGGCTTCAAGGATGAGATACCGCCCGCGGTATCAACTGTTGCTCCAGTGGCTTCTGAAGAGCAGCTATGCAACCTGTACACATTCACCGACTACCACCTTGGTATGCTGGCGTGGCATCAGGAAGGCGGCAGCGATTGGAACGTATCACTGGCAGAGAAAACCATCATCGCTGCGCTGGTACAGATGGTCAATCAAAGCCCAAATGCACACACAGGGGTACTCAACATCCAAGGCGACTTCTTGCACACCGATGGCAAGACGCCAGTAACGCCGACAGCTAAACATGTTCTGGATGCCGACAGTCGCTTCCCCAAGATACGCCGCGCAGCAATCCGCATCATCCGCTCACTGGTAAATATCTGTCTGCAACGCCATCAAGAAGTCTATCTGATTATCGCCGAAGGCAATCACGATGAGGAAAGCGCCGGCTGGCTGGCCGACCTGTTCGCGGTGCATTACGAAGAAGAACCGCGCGTCACTGTCAACGACAGCATCCTGCCGTTCTACGTGTTCGAGTGGGGCAACACTATGCTAGGTGTTCACCACGGCCACAAAGTCAAGAACGAAAACCTACCGCTGCTGTTCGCCGCGCAATTTCCGCAAGAGTGGGGCCGCACGACGCGCCGCGAGATACACTGCGGCCACCGCCATCACCGCGACGAAAAAGAATATAATGGTGTGACTATCGTGCAACACCCGACGCTGGCAGCGCGTGACGCCTATGCTGCGCGCGGCGGCTGGATCGCAGACCGGGCAGCTTGGGCTATCACGTACCATAAAAAGTACGGCGCCGTGGGCCGCGTGATGGTCACAACTGAAATGCTAGAGGACGCGTAGCTACTTCGTGGTGCTGTCGTACCAACGCTCCAGATACCAGATAGCCTTGCGTATCTCCTGCCCGACGGCGTCCTTGCGTCCAGCGCGGCTGATGTACTTCAGCGCGTTTCCGCGGCAGTAACCGGCGAACTCTTCTGGCGACAGCTTCGCCTGAATGTAGTCGATGGCTTCTATGCCGCCAGCTTTGTAATGGTCAGGCTCGACAGCGGATTTGAACTGCATAGCCTCTGCCCACGACCCTGCGTCGCTCTCATTGTCAATCATTTCTTCAGTCCTTTCATAATCTCGACACGCTCCCGCGCCGTCCGCATCGCAGAGTAACGCTGGTGCAACCGCCGGGCGATGGCCGGGCGCTTGTGCGTCTTCAATTCAACGTCCAACGCCTGCTTTAGCTGGTCTTCCGTAAGGTCGGACAGCACGGCAATCATCGACCGCCAGTTCAGTTTACTCATTTGTCAAGTCCTACAATCTGCCTCGCCGTTGCGGGCTGTTCAAGATACGAGATGGATATTTGGTCGCCTTCTTTAATTCCGGCGCCTTTGATCATCATCGCTGGCGGTCGGTCGGCAGCGTCCTTATCATAATAGCCGGCCAGCCACGCGCCTTCGGCATTAACATACCGGCAGACGTAAGGGAAAAACTTAGATCGCATCTTTCAATTCCTCTAATGCTATGTCGGACACCGCACGCTTGTCATGCAACGCCGCCCATATGCGTTCGTCAATACTTTTCTCGGTCAGCATCACATAGACCCACACGTCCTTTGTCTGGCCGCTGCGGTGCAGGCGCCCGACCGTCTGTTCGTACAGTTCCAGCGACCACGGCAGCGACAGAAACACCATATGGCAACCGCCATGCTGTAGGTTCAGGCCGTGGCCTGCCGACTTAGGGTGGACCAACAGCAACTCGACTTGCCCTGCGTTCCAGTGTTCGATGACGTTAGCGTCGTCCATCGTCTTTGCGTGCGGGAAACGGCGCTTCAGTTCTGCTAACTCTTCTTGATAGGTGTAGGCGACGATGGTGTTGGCCCGCTGGTTCTCCGCCAGCAATTCTTCCAGCCGGTCGAACTTGTGGCTGCTGAACCATATCGAACTCGGTCCAGCGTCACGGTTGTAGACAAAGCCTGACGCCATCTGTTGCAGCTTGGTTGTCACCGACGCTGCGTTCTGCGCTACGATCTGGTCGTTGCCGAAGCGCACGACATAATCACGCTTCATTCTTTCGTATGGCTTGCGGTCGTCCAGCGCGACGCGCAACTCTGTGACATGGCACGGCGGCAGCTTGTCCTTATACTCACCCGGCTCCAGCACGAACGTCGCCGGTTTGATCCGCACCATCACCTGTTCGAGCGCGCCGGCGGCGGGTATCCACTGGCCGAACTCTCGGTTGGTGCAGATAAAATACTGTTGCAGGAACGCACCCTTGGCGCGGCCCAGCAACCCTTGGTCAATAATCTTGCACTGACCGAAAACATCCTCAAGCCCGTTCGATGTAAACGAACCTGTCAACCCCCAACGTATCCTCATCGTAGCCATCATTTTCTCCAAAGCCTTAAAGCGTTTGCCGCTGGGGTTTTTCAACCGCGTCAGTTCGTCAAACACAACTCCATCAAAATCTGATAAATTCTCTAGCTTATCTAAATTATCATAGTTAATGACGACCACACTGGCGTCACTCCGTAACGCATCCACCCTTTGCGCTGGCGTGCCGACCGCCAACGCCGGAGTGATGCCAGACCATTTCGGTGCTTCCACCGGCCACACGTCAGTGCAGACGCGCTTCGGCGCCACCACCAGCCAGCGGTTGACAATGCCATCGCGCAGCATCTCATCCATCGCCGTCAAGGTAATGGCAGTCTTGCCCGCGCCGACAGGCGCAAGGATCATGGCGCGGTCGTTCTCATACAGGAACGTCGCCGCCTGCTCCTGATACGGTCTTAACTGAAGCGTTTGAGCCATTCGTCCACATCCTCTTTTGACCATAAGCAAGCATAGTGCTGCTTAGTGTGCGTCATCTCATCGGCAAAGATACGCTGCAACGCAGACAGACGCCCGCCAGCTTTCTTCAGTTCGATGAACCAAGCCTCGCCGTTGGGCATACAGGCGATGCGGTCGGCGACGCCGGCTTGCGTAACGCTGCGGAATTTGTAGGCGAAACCGCCAGCCGCCCGCACACGTTTACAGAAGTACCGCTCTATTTCTTTTTCAGTCATGCCGAAGGGCTACTACAAAATTTTTTGCATTTCAAGTCTTGCATCAAATTTTGTTGTCTGTATGATGGCGGTTCAAACAATAGAGTGAGGTATGATATGCAACATAGTAAGATAGTCGGCGGTTCGACCGCCAAGCGCGTCATCGCCTGCCCCGGCAGCGTGGCGCTGGTGGACACCGTACCGCCAAAGCCCAGCAGCAGCTACGCCGACGAAGGCACGCTCCTGCATGACACTATAGCCACCATATTAGAGCGTGACATTGACCCGTATAGCATGGTCGGCACCACCTATGAGAAGACCGTGCTGACTGAAGCACTGGTTGATGACAAGCTGATACCGGCGCTGCGTGCGCTGGACGAGATAGACCCTAAGGGGGAGATGGAATATGCTGTTGAGAGCCGGGTTGGTTTTGGTGATTTTCTGCCTGACGTTTTTGGTTCTACCGATCTTCTTGGTCGCATGGGTGATCGAGCGATTGTTCTGGATTGGAAGTTTGGCGATGGCGTGGCTGTCGAAGTCGAAGAAAACGCGCAGCTACTCTTCTACGCTGCGGCTGCTAAACGCACGGCGGATACGGCATGGGCTTTCAAAGACGCAAAAGAAGTCGAACTGATTATTGTGCAACCGCCCTACGTCAAGCGGTGGGTAACAGACCTTGCGCGCGTTGACGCGTTCGAGAAAGAACTTGCCGCTGCCGTTAAGATTGCGATGCGTCCAGACGCGCCGTTGGCGTCAGGCGACCATTGCAAGTGGTGCGCGGCCAAGCCCATCTGTCCTGTGATGACGGGCGCTGTAGACCGCGCGCTGAAAGCCAAGATGGACGCGCTGCCGATTGACCAGATCGCACATTATCTGGAACAGGCGCCGCTGATTGAGGCGTTCATCAAGGACTTGCAGCAGATGGCGCACGGGCTTTTGGAAGAAGGCCGCAAAGTCCCCGGTTGGAAGCTGGTCAACAAACGCGCCACAAGACAGTGGACAAATGAAGATAAGGCTGTAGCATTTATGACCCAAGCGGGTATAGAGGCATGGGGCGAACCCAAGCCGCTGTCACCAGCCCAAGCGGAAAAGGCTTTGAAGAAAGCCAAGATAGAATTGCCGGCGGACTTAGTTGTCGCCGTCTCAACAGGCTCTACCCTTGCGCCGGAGAATGATCCTCGGCCAGCGGTTTTGCAAATCGGACAGACGCTCACAAAAGCTATGTCTAAAATCCAGTAAAAGAAAAGGTACAATACAATGTCGAATATCACTACTTTTGGCGGCGCTAACTTGCCGTCCGTTCAATCCCTCTCTGGCGCTTTGCGTTCCATCCAATCGGAAGTTGCGCCGGGCGGCACAGTCATCCTCAAGATGGACAAGACAGGCCATTGGGTTTTCGGTGCAGACCAGACCGAAGTTGAGGAAGGCAGCCTGTGGGCCGCTAATCCGTTTTCGTTCGTTCATGGCTACATCGCATGGGGTAACGGCGAAGTGCTGGCTGAAAAGCTGGTGCCGGTGTCAGAGCCGCTGCCAGAGTTGGAACCAGCGCCGCAAGGCGCGACGCGCGGCTGGGAAATGCAAGTCGGCATGATGCTGGTCTGCACCAACGGCGAAGACAAGGACATGCAGGCGCGCTTCACGGCTACATCAGTCGGCGGCAAGCGTGCTGTGCAGGCATTGGCTGTTGCTATCGCCGATCAGGTGGACAAGGACCAGACTAAGCCTGTGCCATTGCTCTCGCTGTCGTCAGAGCATTATCAGCACAAGACCTATGGCCGTATCTATACGCCTATCTTTGATATTACCGATTGGGTGTCAATGGATACCAATTCGGTTGCTGAACCAGAGGACGCGGAGTTGGAAGTCGCCGCTGAACCTGAAGCCGCTGAAGGTGCGCGTCGTCGTCGTCGCGTAGTTTAAGGGGCGTGAAAGCCGGGGTGATCCACCACCCCGGCGAGTAGCGGAAGAGTGAGAACTTCTATGTCTAAATTATGGGTTGACTTTGAGACGCGCAGCCGTTGCGACCTTCGCAGCCGCGGCGTCTACAACTACGCGCAGGACGCCAGCACCGACGTGCTGTGTATGTCCTACGCATTTGATGACGATGACGTGCGGACGTGGCTACCAAGTGAGCCTTTCCCGCAAGCCGTGCGTGATCACAAGGGGCTGGTATACGCGCACAACGCAGCGTTCGAGCGCCTGATATTCTGGTATGTCCTTCAGGTCGAGTTCAAGCTGGAGCAGTTCTACTGCACCGCAGCGCAAGCCCGCGCCAACTGTGCGCCGGGCAGCCTTGAGGATGTGGGCCGCTTCGCTGGCGCGACCATGAAGAAAGACCATCGCGGCGGACAACTGATCCGCTTGCTATCCATCCCGCAATCAGACGGCACATTCCGCGAGGACGCAGGCTTGATGCAAGAAATGGTTGACTATTGCGAACAGGACGTGCGGGCCATGCGCGCTATCGCGCAGGCGCAGCGTCCGCTGTCGGCTGAAGAGTTGGCCGACTATCACACCAACGAGCGCATTAACGACCGCGGCGTCCTGCTTGAC